CTCCAACCCACCGCTCGCCGACACTCGGTAGGTCGTCCGGACGCTCCCCTCCTCGGCTCACCGGCTGAGGAGGGGACAAAACAACAGAAAAAGCCGAGTTATCCGCCGAAACTGAGTCTTTTTGACTGGCAACCGGCGGATAGTCCGGTTTCCGTCTCTTGTGGTAGTATCTTCTACAAGAGACGAAAAGACGGGAGTAAGCCCAGCGTGCAGTACACGATTCACGACAACTCGCGGCAGCTCGAGTTCGAGGGAACCCTGCTTGCTTCCTCGTCCTCACGGCAGCCCGACTCCGAGCGGTGGGTTGAGTTCGACCTCTACCTCACCGCAGGTGGGTCGTACGTTCTGACTCGAGTTGGGCGCAGCCTGTTGTACCACGACGAGGAATGCGTCGTCGTGCAGCGGAACAACCTCGAGCACGGCGAGCCCTCTCCAGACAGCCGACCGTGCACGCTGTGCAAACCACCGTTCCCGGACGACCTGGCCGAAGACGACCTCGACTACATCCGTGTCGAGAAGCCGCGGCATTGGGTACAGGTCAGCGACAACGTGGAGGCAGTTCTCAACTCGCTCTACAAGTACGACGCTGACGGAACCCGCTACCTGACCCTGGTCGCCCGGCGACTCGTCGAGCAAGCTGGAAAGCACGACCCACGGATCGAGCGAGCTTACCGCGTCGAGAGAGTCTCGTAGCGCGGTAGGTTCAACAGCACCACCTATGACTTAGCGACGGCAAGAGACGGAGAAAAGAGCCACGTGCGAATCACCCTCGAAGGCGTCGACGGAGTGGGCAAGACCACCCTCGCGACCGCCATCTATCGCTTGATTAGCGAGACGTACCCAGACGACGCGGTCCAGCTCGAGCACTACGGTCCGCCCAAGCAGCACCCACTCGTCGAGTACGCGCTTGACCAGCAGGACTACCGTCCCGGCTTGCGCCGGCACGTGGTGTGTGACCGGCTACACTGGGGCGAGCTGGTGTACGGACCTCTTTACCGCGACAAGTCCGAGCTCGACGGGGCCGGTTTCCGCTTCGTGGAGCTACTGCTGCTTGCACGCGGCGCCGTGACCTGGCACGTCACAGCAGACCTAGACACGATCTACGAGCGAGTCGACACCCGTGGCGACGACTACGTCTTACGCGAAGACCTCGCACTCATCAAGAGTCGGTACGACAAGCTTGAGACTCAATCGGCGACCTTCGCGGGCCGCGTCGACACTCTCCGTACGCCGGTCGAGGTCTTAGCACGAGAGCTTGTCACGCAAGCGGAGTACTACGAAAACGCCGCACAGCGCTTGAATCGATACCCGAGCTACATCGGTCGACCGACGCCCAGCGTGGTCCTGTTCGGCGAGAAGCGCGGCGGACAGCCGCCCTACCCGACAACCGCGGCGTTCTATCCCGAGCGTAAAGCCGGCTCGGCGGCAACGCTACTTGAAGCACTACCGGACGCGTACTGGCGCACTGCCGGTATCGCCAACGTGCTTGAGGAACCAGACGTCAAGGGACTGCTGGAGACCCTCGGCGAGCCGAAGGTCGTGGCGCTCGGCCGGGTCGCTGACCGGGCTCTGACCGAACTCGGAGTGCCGCACGGCACAGTGCCGCACCCGCAGTACGTAAAGCGGTTCTACAACAAGTACGTACAGGACTACGGCGTTCTCATCGAGGAGACCGCTCGCTCGGGAGAGGACAACGGAACATGGCCGAAGTGATCGAGCTCGCCGACTTTCGGAACGGCTACGTCGACCTCGTGAAGCACGTCCGCGACACGGGGCAGGCGGTTGCGCCGCGCGGAGACGGCACGCGGGAAGTGCGCAACGCAACGGTCGTCGTTCGCAACCCGCTCGACTCGGTGCCGTGGGACGTGGGCAGGAAGCTCAACGCCGCGATCGGTGCGGCCGAGACGGCGCAGCTGATCGGCGGTGTCAGCGACGCGCGGCAGCTGGTCAGCGCAACTCCCGTGTTCGGTCGGTTCACCAACGACGGCGTGTTGAAGGGTGCGTACGGGCCACGACTCGCTCGCCAGCTGCCGAACGTCGTCAAGCGGCTAGCATCTGACGTGGACACGCGTCAGGCCACCGCGACTCTCTGGAACGGCGCGGAGCTCGACGATCCAGCCTGTCGCGACATTCCGTGCACGGTCGCCCTGTCCTGGCAACTGCGCGACGGCGAGTTGCACGCCACCACGTACATGCGGTCGAACGACGTGTTCCTCGGTAGCGCGTATGACTTTTGGATGTTCACGCGACTCCAGGCCGCGATTGCGTGGTGCCTCAACGTCCCGGTCGGTGAGTACACGCACGTTGCAGCCAGTCTGCACCTGTACGACCGCGATCTGGACAAGGTCGACGGGCTGCACTACTCACCGGCGCCGTTCATTGAGCTCAAGGACGCGCCGGGGTTCTTCGCGGCCAAGTACTTCGGCGCGACCCAACCTCTGACTCGCTGGCTGGCCGTGTCGCAGTGGGCACGCGACGCCGCTCTCGGGCACTCGGCGGCTCAGGTCTTGCCGCCTGGACCTGAGTGGTACGAGGACGTGCTGCGTCCGCACCGCAGCGGAGGCACTCTCTGCTGGCTGTGCCACTACGTGACCGAGGAGGTGGACGGTGACTGCGTCAACTGTCTTATCCCCGTCTCTTAGGCCATCCTGGGACGCGACCTGGATGCAGATCGCGGCGGCGATGGCGCACCGAAGCCGGTGCACAAAGCGGCGCGTCGGAGCAACGATCGTGACCCGGGACAACCGAGTGGCGAGTGTTTCGTACAACGGTCCTGCCGCGCGGGAGCCGAACGTCGAGGGGCCGTGCACTCTGTGGTGCCCGCGTGCCGCGAACGGCGGCACGACCGCGGACTACGGGTCGTGCAAGACAATCCACGCCGAGTCGAACGGGCTGCTGCGCGCGAACTGGACCGACATCCAGGGCGGCACGATCTACGTGACCAGCGCGATGTGCATCAACTGCGCAAAGCTAGTTGCAAACTCGGGACTCGCTCGAGTCGTGCACCAGGTACTGATCGACGACGCGCACCGCGACCCGGAAGGCGTCGAACGGTACCTGCGCAGCGTGCAGGTGCAGGTCGAGAGGTTCGTGGCCGACGATGCCCACTAGCCACCCAGGAGCCGGCTCGCTGCGGGTGAACGGCTCGACCGTTGAGGTGTACGACGGCAAGAAGTGGGTCAGTGTCGGATCAACAGTTTTCGGAACGGCAACCATACGGGACTTGGAGTGGGGCGATCCGTACAAGAGTGATCCCCTCCAGCTCGCCGACGGCTCGGTCGCAATGGTGCACAAGATCGACGCCTGCAAAGGTGAGTTCTGTGCGATTCACCGGCCGTGTGACCACCCGCTGCGGGATGCACCGTTTGCGTGGCGTGAGGGCCGCCTCGGCTTGGGCCGGATGTGCGAGCACAATGTTGTTCATCCTGATCCAGACGATCTCGCGTACAAGTGGGAGACAATGGACAAGAAGGAGTTCCAGCGCAAGGGCTATGACCGGCACACGTGCAAGTGCGGGTGCTGTATATGAGCGGCCTCAGCGGCGTGCAGCTGCACCTTGTCAGCGACGTCCAGACCGCCGGCGAGTTGATGACCTGGCTCGGCGAGCGCCGCGACGTGCTTGCGATTGACACCGAGACGACCGGGTTCAACCCGTACAAGGGCAAGCTCCGCTTGGTACAGCTCGGCGATGCTTGTCACGGGTGGTCTATCCCGTGGGAGCTGTGGGGCGGCGTTGCGCTCGAGGCACTCGACCGGTACGACGGGCCGATCGTGTTCCACAACTCCGCGTTCGACGTGCGGTGGTTGCAGCAGCACACGTCGTGGACGGTGCCCTGGCAGCGCACGCATGACACCATGATCATGGCGCAGATCGACGACCCGACCCAGTCCGCGGCGCTGAAGAACCTCGCGACTCGCTTGATCGACAAGCGTGCGAACGCCGGTGAGGCGCTGCTCCACGAGGCGTTCGCGAACAACAAGTGGACGTGGGAGACGGTGCCGATCGACTACGAGCCGTACTGGGCGTACGGTGCGCTGGACTCGGTGCTCACCGCGCAGCTGTACGCGCTGCTCCGCACGGACAAGAAGTACCCGCGCGTGTACGAGCTCGAGATGGCCACTCGGCGAGTCGTGAGCCAGATGGAGGACAACGGCTCACCGATCGACGTCGACTACTGCGCCGTCAAGTACGAGCAGCTGCTGCAGTATGTCGACAAGATGAAGGCGTGGGGGCAAGTCGAGCTGGGCATCTCGATCGGCTCGCCCGGCGCGCTCGTCAGGTGGTTCAAGGACAACGGCGCGTCGATCGACAAGCTCACGGCGGGCGGGTCGCCGAGCGTCGACAAGAGCGTGCTGAAGAGCCTCGTCGCGGACCCGCCCAACCCGCGCGTTCTCGCGGTTGCGCAGTCCGTGCTGGACACCCGCAAGGCCGACAAGCTGGCGGGCACCTACTTCCGGAACTTCCTCGACCGTCACACTGACGGCGTTTTGCACCCATCCATCAAAACGCTCGGGGCTAGGACCGGACGGATGAGTATGACCGACCCGGCGCTACAGACGCTGCCGAAGGGCGAAGCGACGGTCCGGGACGCGTTCATCCCGCGCGAAGGGCACGTGCTCATCTCGTGCGACTACAGCCAGATCGAGATGCGGCTGATGGCTCACTTCTCGAACGATGAGGCGCTACGAGAAGCGTTCCGACGAGCGGACTCGACGGGTGGCGACTTCTTTGTTGAGCTAGGCCGCGACATCTACGAGGACCCAACATTCACCAAGACGGACAAACGCCGCGGACTCGTAAAAAATACCCTATACGGCAAAATCTACGGCGCGGGCGTCACGAAAATGGCTGAGACTGCAGGTGTCGCTGAAGCCGTGATGCAGGCCGTTGTCAACGGCGTCGACGGGCGCTATCCTGGACTGAAGCAGTTCCAGAAGACCGTCGAGGATACAGGAAGTCGACGAGAGTACGACGAAGGCGTCGGCTACATCTTCACGCCAACCGGCCGACGACTGCCTGCGGACAAGGGCCGGGTCTACTCACTCGTTAACTACCTGCTGCAAGGCCACGCTGCGGAGATTCTCAAGCAGGCGCTCGTCCGGCTAGACTTGGCCGGCTACGGCGAGAGCATGCTGCTGCCTGTACACGACGAAGTGATCTTCTCGGTGCCGCGCGAGGACGCCGAGCAGGCACTCAAGGACATCCCTGCGGTGATGGCTGTCGTCGACGGCTCGTGCTCGGTTCCGCTGCTCGCTGAGGCGGAGGGCCCGCTGGACCGCTGGGGTACGAAGTACCGGACAGCGGCATGAAGCCGTACGTGCTTGCCGTCGACCCCGGACTGACAAGTGGCGTCTGCATCGTCACTCGAGACGGACTGCAAGCACTGTGGGTCAGCGAGCTGGCCTGGGAAGACCTGACTCGCGAGGTGGCCAAGGCACTTAACCAGCTCGGCGGCGAGCACGTCGACATTGTCTCAGAGCGATTCGTGATCACTCCGTTGACGGGACGCAACTCGCAGGCCACCTGGTCGCTTGAGGTCACCGGTATGCTGCGGCTACTCGCTCGGCTGCACGGAGCTGAACCTGTGACACTTCAGTCGGCGAGCGACGCGAAGAACTTCTGCCCGAACGGGCGGCTAGCTGCGCTTGGACTGCGGCAAAAAAGCAGTAAACCGCACGCAAACGATGCGCTTCGTCACGCGGTGCTCAGGCTCGCACGAACCGGGGCGCCCGATCCACGGCTGAGCGTAGTCTATAAATACTAGGCACTCGATGAAGTGTACTCAACTATCAAGATGTTGTAGTATAGGACTAACAAGCGACGGAGGCGACGTGAAAGACGCGAGAGACGTAGTGGGTGTACTCGCCATTTTCATGCATGGAGTTACGCTCTACTACCTGTTTCTCCTAGCTACGTGCCTTGTTGTGGGTCTTTTCGTCATTGCGACAGACGGATGACTAGCCTCGCGTTCGTTGTCGACGACCACCCTGTCTTTGCGGAGCTCGACGAGGTCGACGGCCAGCGCATCGCTGTCCGTTGTCCCTACCGGTACAAGGACTTGATCCGAACCGTGCCGGGCGCGTCGTGGAGTGCGAAGGACTCGACGTGGAAGGTGCCGCTCGGCTGGGCGGGCTGCCTCGCGCTGCGCGGTGTGTTCGGCGCCGACCTCGGGATCGGTGAACGGCTCACGAAGTGGGCGCAGGACGAGTACGCCGCTCGCGTCGGACCCGCCGTCAACCTGCGCACCGCGGTGCACCTCGACTCACTGCCGCCAGCCGTCACCGAGCTGCCCGCTGCGCGGCTGGTCAAGGAGTGGCGCGAGAAGGGGATGAGCCCGTCACGCAAGCTCTACCCCTACCAGGAGACCGGCGCCGTCTTCATGTCTGTCGCCGAGCGGGGGCTGCTCATCGACGAGATGGGCGTCGGCAAGACTGCGACAGCGATCGCAACCCTGCGGGTCTTGTACCAGACGGGGCGCAACCCGTTCCCGTGCCTGGTCGTGTGCCCGAACTCAGTCAAAATCAACTGGCGCCGCGAGGTCGAAGCCGCCTGGCCTGGCTTGACCGTCCAGGTAGTGAAGGGTAGTGCGGCCGCGCGGCGCAAGCAGCTCGAGACGCCCGCTCACGTGTACGTCATGAACTGGGAAGCGCTGCGCGGGCACTCCCGCCTTGCTCCGTACGGCTCTATCGCGCTCAAGCGGTGCGTGGAATGCGGTGGTGAGGACGAACGGATCAAGCACATGCAGTGCCAGGTGCACCCGCGCGAACTGAACCAGATGACGTTCCACTCGGTCATCGGCGACGAGATCCACCGCATGAAGGACCCCCGGAGCCAGCAGACCCGGGCGTTCTGGTCCGCATCGGGAGCCACGCAGTACCGGATCGGCCTGACCGGGACACCGCTCGCCAGTGCGCCGGACGACCTGTGGACGATCCTGCACTGGCTGTCACCCGCCGAGTACCCGTCCCGGAGCAAGTACGTCGACCGGTTCTGCGAGCTGTCGTACAACGCGTTCGGGCCGATGACCGTGATCGGCCTGAAGATGCACACCGAGAAGGAGTTCTTCGGCTCGGTCGACGCCCGGATGCGGCGGATGCCCAAGGCGCTCGTGCTGCCGTTCCTGCCTCCTGTTGTGCGGGTTCGTAAGGACGTTGAGATGACGCCCAAGCAGCAGAAGGCGTACATCCAGATGCGCGACTTGATGATCGCCGAACTGGAAGACGGGGCAACCCTGGCGACCACGAGTCCGCTGACCAAGAGTACCCGGCTGCTGCAGTTCTCGAGCTCGTACGCGGAGCTCGAGACGGACGAGAAGACGGGCGAAGTTGAGACCAAGCTCATCGAGCCGTCGAACAAGATCGATGCGTTCATCGACGACATGGCCGACTTCGGCGACGCGTCCGTGGTCGTGTTCGCGGTGTCACGCAAGCTTATCGAGCTGCTCAGCGCCAAGCTCGAGAAGTTGAAGGTCCCGCACGGACTCATCACCGGAGCGCAGGACGAGGACGCACGCCAGCGTCACCTGGACGACTTTCAGGCCGGAAAGACGAAGTTCATCTTGTGCACCATCGCGGCGGGCGGCGTCGGCCTCACTCTCACCCGGGCTAGCGTCGCTGTCTTCCTGCAGCGCAGCTGGAGCCTGATCGACTCTGCGCAGGCCGAGGCGCGCGTTCACCGCATCGGCTCTGAAGTCCACGAGTCGATCACGATCATTGACTACGTCACGCCCAACACGATCGAGGAGCAGCAGATCACTGCCGTCCACGCCAAGAGCGAGCGACTTGAGCAGATCGCACGCGACCGTGTCGCGCTGTTGAACGCACTCCGCAACGAGAGCCCGGCCGAAGGAGAGGAGAAGTGAGCGGCCCCATCCCGGTCAAGATCTCCAACTCGGAGATCCAGACCTTCAAGCAGTGCAGGCGCAGGTGGTGGCTTGCGTACTACCGCAAGCTCCGGCTCAAGACGAACCGCGTGACCGGTCCGCTTGCTCTCGGGTCGCGGATCCACATCGCGCTTGAGGCGTACTACACCGACGGTGAGGACCCCGTTGAGGTGCACCGCAAGCTGCTCGAACAGGACCGGTTGCTTCTTGTCATGGATGACCGTGATGTGACCGAGCTCAACGACGAGGGTGAGCTCGGCCGCGTCATGCTTGAGGGGTACATCGAGTGGCTCGCCGAGACGGGAGCAGACTCGCAGCTTGAGGTGATCGCCGCGGAGGAGCGCATCGCAATTCCGTTACTGAACGGAGAAGTAGAGCTACAAGGCAAACTCGACATGCGAGTAAGACGCAGAACAGATGGTGTACGGCTGTTTTGCGACCACAAAACGGCGCAAAACTTCTCAGATATCACGAGAACTGCACACATGGACGAGCAAATGCTTACGTACCACCTGCTCGAGGCGCTGAAGCCGGACGAGAGCGAGCGCTGCGACGGGGGCATCTACAACATGCTCCGTAAGGTGAAGCGCAACGCCAGTGCGCGTCCGCCGTTCTACGACCGGCTAGAGGTGCGGCACAACAACCTCGAGCTGCGATCGTTCTGGCAGCGAGTCCACGGCTCGATCATGCAGATCATGGCGATGCGGAAGCAGCTTGATGCCGGCGGTGACCACGCGTTCGTCGCTTTCCCGACTCCGTCGAGGGACTGCCACTGGCGCTGTGAGTTCTTCGCAATCTGTCCGATGTTCGACGACGGGTCAGCGGTCGAGCAAGCGGTCGAGGATCTCTACACCGAGGGCGACCCGTACGAGCGGTACAGACCAGTCCAATCGAGAGGAACCGTAGCGACGTGAGTGACCGTTCACTGACCTTCCTAGTCCACGGAATGTCGAAAGTAGGAAAATCGACTTTGTCCGTAACTGCGCCGTATCCCCGGCTCTACCTCGATGTCGAGTCCGCGAGTCGGTTCCTGCCAATCGTGAAGACGGTGTGGGATCCTCGTGCCGGTGAGCCGCCGGTAGCAGACGGAACGTGGGACACATGCGTGGTCTACGTCCGCGATTTCGAGACCGTTCTACAGGTCTACCAGTGGCTACAGGTTGGTCGACACCCGTTCAAGTCCTTCATCATCGACTCCATCTCGGAGCTGCAGGTGCGGGCGCTCGAGAAGATCGCCGGACGGAACACGATGCAGCAGGGACAGTGGGGTGAGGCGCTGCGGGTCATGGCAGGCCTGCTGCGGGATGTGCGCGACCTGACGATGCACCCGACCAACCCGCTCGAGGCGGTTGTCTTGACTGCCATGACGCGGAACATCGACGGCATGTGGAAACCTCACATGCAGGGCCAGGTCGCAGCTCTCATGCCCTACTTCTTCGATGTGGTCGGGTACTTGTTCACTGAGTCGCGGATAGACCCCGACAACCCGACTGCGCCGCCCGTCGAAGTTCGGCGCCTGCTTACCCGCAAGCACGACGTGTACGAGGCGGGTGAGCGGGTGCAGGGACGGCTGCCCACAGTCGTCGAGAACCCGAACATCGAGACCATGATCGACACGATCTTCGGACCGCCGGCAGCGCCGGCTTCCGTCGCGTAAGAGACGCACTGACATTGCGCCGGTCGACCGACCGGCCACCGACAGGAAGGTAGGACCGTGCCACTAAAGAGCTGGACCGAGCTGCTCAACGACGCCGGCGACTCGAAGGGCGGCTTCGAGCCCGTCCCGGAGGGTGACTACGACTTCAAGATCGTGGGCGCCGAGCCGAAGCAGGCATCGAGCGGCAACATGATGTACATCGCGAAGTGCGAGATCCAGGGCGGACCGCACGCGAAACGCCTGGTCTGGAACAACTTTGTCCTCTCCACCACGAAGCAGGCCGCACTGGGCTTCTTCTTCCGGAACATGAAGGCTATCGGGCTAGGGCAGGAGTTCTTCCTGCAGAACCCGAGCGACCACCAGGTCGCGGAGGCCATGATCGGCAAGACCTTCCGCGGGAAGGTCGGCATCCGGTCATGGCAGGGGAAGGAGTCGAACGAGATCCGCGAGTTCTACCCGGCGGGCGGAGTACGGACGATGCCGGGTGTGAACGGCATGCCGCCGGCCGCCCCGCACGCCGCGGTACCCGCACCTGCACCGGTAGCGGCTCCCGCACCGGCACCGGCTCCTCCACCGGCACCAATGCAGCAGACCATGCCGGCGGCGCCTACGGACGTGCCGGCACCTGCGCCTGCTCCGGTCGCAGCACCACCCGTTCCGGCTCCGGCTCCGGCTCCGGCTCCGGCTCCGGTACCCGCAGCAGCAGCACCCGTACTGGCTCCAGTACCTGCTCCGGCGCCTGAAGCAGCTGCTGCTCCGGCGGGAAGCTCGGACGTTCCGCCTCCGCCGCCGTTCTGATGGTCAACTAGCGCGATTTGATCGCGTTCTGGGCGCTACTACGCCTCGTGCCTAGTAGCGGCTAGTGCACGATCAACTACTTACTCACGGTACGTTTCAGTGAAAGTGAGATGACGAAGTGACGTTGAAAGTCCTGCTTTCGGGATTTACCGCACAGCAGATCGGCAACGGAACGATTCTCAAGTACGGACCCGTTGTCGACCTGTTCGCGGCGGCGCTCCGGGACGCGGGTGTCCAAGTCGACCACCGACGCTGTGAACCGGGCATGTCGTTGAAGGAGTACGACGCGGTCATCATCGGCCAGGCGCCGTTGCACGGGTTGCCCGCCACGTACGCGTACGGTGCGCTTGACGTGATCCGCCGAGCCCGTGCGGAAGGCTGCGGACTGCTTTTCTACATCGACGACTGGCAGGTCGGAAACTTGAAGGCCGGGATCTCGACCGTCTGCCGAGGCCCGTGGCGCTTGACCAAGGACCTGTTCTCGACGTGCCGCAAGGACTTCCAGTGGGCAAAAGACAACCTCGACGACCTGATGATCGTCGTCGAGGCGATGCGTGACCGGCCGTGGCCGAAGACGCTAGTTCCTAAGTTCGAGTGGGGCGACGGCTCACTCGTCACAGCGCCACTGAACAGCCGCGAGTTTGTCTACGTCGATCCGAGTTCGTACGCCGACGAGTACGACACCGTCGTTCCGTCCGACACGACTCGCTACGCCCAGTGGGTGCTCGGCATCCTCTCGGACCAGCGGCCGTGGACGGACTCACTTGCCCTGTCGTGGCCGATCCGCTACATCGGCTCAAAGAAGTCGCGAGCTCCGCGGCCGGTGCCTGAGCCTGACCTGGTGCAGCTGTATGCGCAGTCGTGGGGAGTCTTGTCCCCGCCCTATCCTGCGCACGCCGGATCGGGCTGGTGGCGAAACCGCTTCGTCTACGCAGCACGGACAGGCTCGATCATGCTCG